GTGCGTATTCCACCGTTCTTCTGAACACTGGTTCTGGTTTCCAAGTCTCAAACTTCTTGGACTTCTTGATTTTGCCATGGCAGCTATCGATATATTCCTGTAGGCTAAGAGGCTTCAGATGCATACGTTTGAGAAACTTATTGTGTTTCCTCCACGATTCCTCATATTTCTGGGGATTGATCTTTTTCTTGCGTCTACTGTATCGAGTAGTTGTATAGTACGCTGGTAAAAGTGGCATAGATATACCTCTCACTAATGAAAGATATATTATCCTATATTTTGGGGGGTATTGTCAAGCACCTAGTAAATGATTGATTTTACTATCTTTTTTTCTTGCGAAGTTCGTTTGCGATCCAAGCTTTACCTCGACCGTTCTGAACCTTTTTGTTTGCAAGTTTTCTAACTCTCTTGAACACTTGCAACATCATGTCCTCGTTAACATCATTGTTATCTAGAATAATGAAATTACCCTTGAAGAAATTACTGAACTTACCGATGTTATTTTGCACAGCCTTCCAGCTGTTTGTAACGATTGATGTGGGTACACTACGAGATCGTTTTGCATTTCGTTCAAGTGCAACATCTAGTGATGTGTTCACAAATATCATATGCGTGTCATATCCAAGACCCTCTAACTCACGAGCCTGTTTTGAAATCTTGTCATAGTCTCGACCAGTTCCATCAATGATTAGTCCCAACCGACCCTCGATATAGTTTGCCTTTCTCTTTGCGGTGAGTTCTTTTGCACGACCTCTTACCACATCTCTGGGTTCCTCTTCCTCTGGGGGCATTTTCAAAGATAGCCCTGCATCTCTGAGAAGTTTCTCAAATGCATCGTCACTATTTACGATCTTCATGCCGAGGCCACCAGTGGTACGTTTTACAACATAAGACTTACCACTGCCTGGCCCGCCTGCAAGGAAGAATGCTTTTAGTATATTAGGATCGTAGACCCCCTCTTGCAAATCTTGGAATGTTTTCATTCTGTCCCTCTATAGATTTTTCCTGTTCAATCAGTTTCAACAAGTATTTATGGTCTTGTGTCATTGGTTCAATTCTTCTTTCTTTTGATAGAAAATTCATTTTTTCCAATCGTTTTTTTGATTTGTTAGTCATAACTGTACCTCTCATTAAAATTTAACATGACGTAAGTTTCTATAGATTATACCTCCTTTATGCTACGTTTGTAAAGACTCTCCCTTTAGAAAGTCTTTTTGGTTCTGATGCACCTGTATTCTGTTCTAGTTCCTCGTTGTAACCATCCTTAACAATCGTCATAATGATGGTGTGGTTTCTTGATGGTACAACTGAAAAATTATGTCTTAGTGTTGTAATTAAATATTTCCCTGAGTAATAAGGGTCAGCTTTAGATTTACCATGTGTTTCACCGACTACTTGCATTTCAAAATTAATAGTTTGTCCTATTGCTATATTTGTTAGTCCATGTACCTCTACGATCAATGAAACTCCCTTTTTTAACTCTAAAAGTTTAGCTTGTCTATGTAACAACCCATTTTCTATCCTGTTCGGTGAGTATGGCGATGTAGCTACGTCTGTAAAATATTGTGCATCATTTTCTTCTACCTTTGATGTTGGGTGAAGATGAATATTTGCGTCCGTAAAATTATCTACTGTGTTACCAAATTCATCAATTACGTTTGTATTGTATATAGGATTATCACTTATTCTACCATAGTCTCTAAAATTTTGGAAGTATCTAAAGCTTTTCTTGTTATAACTTTTTTTATAAATGTCGTATGTGATTAAATTAGACCCTAACAATCCACCCTTTACATTGGACAACATATCATTCGCCTGTACTATTTGATGGCTAAGAGGGCGGCTATATTCCTCTAGTACATTTCTTACCACCGTTCCACCAGAACCCTGATTAACAAAATCACCTGTGTTATATTTTGCAATAATGGGCTGGTTATACAAACTTTCTAGACTTCTAAAATGAATACCGTCTTTGTTTTCATAAAACATAAAGTATGGAGAACTATGTTCCAGAGATATAGATTCTGACGCCAACTTTTGAATAAATGTAAATGGTTGATTATTTGGTGCAATCATTTTTCTGACACCAACTGTTCCCTCAATAAATAAATCTTTTTTTGAGTTTAGGTATCTTTCATTTTGCAATACATCTATGACAATCTTATCTATGCTGTTAGTATAACTTTTAGAAACTCTAGTGCGATTATTTCTCATCATCTCTGGGGAAGTAAAGTGTAACACAATTGCTTCAGCACTGTCTGCCATTATTCTTTTGTCTATTTTATAAACAGAAAATATATTTTCTGTATAGTCGATAATGTCTGTCCCTTCAGACCCAAGACTAGCAGTTTTTATTTTAAATGAAAGATATTCTTGACCTATAATTGGTAAATTAAGGACGATACTATTTGTGTCTAATAAGGTTATTTGACCTGACATAGTGGGGGAAAATATATTTTCAAATAACGTCAATTGCATCATCAAACCATCTAAAGGTATAATGTTACCAGAGGAAGAAAATAATTTTATTTCTTCTATCTCATACTCACCAGCATATTGTATTCCAGCCATTAGATAATCGATTCCTTGATTCTTTTTTCAAATTCACTGGTAAAAAGACCAAGATATTGTACGTCTAATAATCGTATTTTTCTTTTCCTATCTTGCTCTGACTGTTCGTATTCATAGTTTGTAATCGGAGTTGCGCCAGAGTATGCGTTGGTATCAGAATCATTCTCTACCCATATTTTGATGGACGTATCACCAGACTCCTGTGCAACTTCATAATGGTGAATACCGTTTATATCGTTATACTTGTCTGCGATATACTGATTGAATTGAGAAAAATTCATTGGCCACTGGTGAAATCGGTCTGTAATATCATTTACCATCAAGACAACCCAATGCAGTTCTGGATTACCGTATAGTTTGTCTGCAATCATTTCTGGGGTTTCACCTTCTTTGACATCATAAGTGTCAAATAACATGACGTTTGTTTTTACTTTTGCTCGAAGTTTAACTCTACGCAAAATATTAGTAACTTCTTTGAAGTTATAGTCACCAATGGAGTCATAAGGAATAATTGGAAACGTGTTAAAATACATTTTTAGAACCCTTCTTCAGCACGTTGTTTGGTAATCAACTCCATTTCCTTGAAGTTGAGTGTTATGGTAGTTTCCATTGGTGGAGCTCCGTCTTCATTTCCATCAAATGTTTTGAATCGATCTCCACCATAAGTGACGTTCATACTTTCTAAAACACAAGTGGATATTTTGTTTAGATACTCGTTCTCTCGTCCAACGTACATATACTTAATATCAAAAGTGTTGGGTATCTTCAAATTTTTACCTGTAAACCCATCACCAGATTCCATTCCCTCTGGTAGCATATTCATTTTAAATGCAGTTACAATATTTCTAACTTCTTCAGCTTCTTGTTCACTCTTGGGTATCATCTTAAACGTGTATTGAAATCCCCTTTTTGGTAAACCTTTAAACGCTAACTCCATGCGATTTGTCATGATGAAACCCTGTTGCATTTCAAAAAGTTCTCTCGCACCTTGAGCGCCTGGAATTGCACCGACAGCTCCTAATGCAGCCTTTTTAAGAGCATCAACTATCTCTTGATTAGTTTCATCACTAAATGCTATTCCCAATCCCTCTTTAGCAGATTTTGCAGTTAGAATTTCTGCAGCTTTAGCTGCACCAGCACCTATCTCTGTGTCGGTATAATTTGCGGTGTAAGTAACATTTACCGTTGGTGGCATGTACAATGCAATCGCAGTATCCAATCGTGTTGTTGCTGGTCTATCCACAAGTGCAGTATTATCTGATTCGCTAATTACTGAACCCCTTTTAAATTCATCAGAGCCTGCAACCGCACTGGTAAAGGATTGTGAACTACTAAGTCCCTCTACTAAATTGTCAAGGCCCAATTTATTAGTTACTGTTTGAAATGTTCCACCGCCTGCTACATTATCTACAAATGTTCTTACTTCACTTGCGATACCATGTTGTGAAGCTGCCTTAAGGGTATCATGAAATCCTCTGGAACTTGCTTGTTTTTTACCAAATTCTATATTTGCATTTTTTTGTTCATTGATAAAAAATAAAATGTAATGTCCATGATTACCCAATCCCTGATCTGCATTAGTTACATCGAGGGGAAAGGTAAATGCTTTGGGGTCAAGTCTGGCTTTTAGTGCTGGGTTATTAGTTGGTTGTCCACGATTCAACGATGATCCAACCACACCTCTGAGGTTGCCCATCGCTTTCTTAAAACCTTGATTTGCGAGTGATACCGCTTGACCCTTTACTATATCTACAAACTGAACCATATAAATATTCCTTATTTAAAGTATTTATACAATATGGCGTACAGTGGAACATACAAACCAGTAAACCCCAAAAAATATCGGGGCAATCCTAACCAAGTGATATACCGTTCTCTATGGGAACGTAAGCTTATGGTGTACTGTGACCACAATGATGCGGTTCTTGAATGGGGTAGTGAGGAAGTCATTATACCTTATTTATCGCCTTGGGATGGTAAACTACACCGTTATTTTCCAGATTTTTATATGAAAGTTCGACAGTCTGATAATACAATCAAGAAGTTTATTATTGAGGTCAAACCAAAGGCTCAGTGCAAACCACCCATCAAGAATCCCAAAAGAAAAACTAGAAGATGGTTCAAGGAAGTTGAGACATGGGGTGTCAATCAAGCCAAGTGGAAATCTGCAACCGAATACTGTAACGATCAAGGTATGGAGTTTAAGATATTGACAGAAGATCATCTCAATCCTAAGTATAAATAGTTATATGGCGACTGAATTTATTCAAAAAGTACTGGACGAAACAAGAGGACAAGAGCGTTCTGTTTCTTGGTTTCGCACAAAAATAAGAGAGTTTGGAGCTCCATCTTCAACAGATTTAATTCGTGAAGGGAAACGTGCAAGAACACCATTTTTCGGTAGACTGAATATGTTTTTCTATTCACCGAAATATAAAGACAAACTACCTTACTATGATAGGTTTCCTTTAGTTCTACCTTTGGAGAGGTATGGAGATGGGTTTATGGGTATCAATATGCATTACCTACCAATACCGCTACGAATAAAATTACTTGACAGATTATATGAGTTCAGTAGCACCGATAAGTTAGACAGTACA